CGGGCTTGTAGTCGGACTTGGCCTTGACAAGCCATGCTTCGCCGCCCGCAATGGCGACGAGATTCAAGATGCGTTTCTCGTCGGTCGTTTTTGCGTTCTTGCGGGCGTCCGCAAGTTCGGTTTCGAGTTCGGCGATACGTGCGTTAGCCGCCGCCAGCGCTTCGGAATCGGGGTCGTTTCCGCTGCCGTCGCCATTATCGCCCCCTCCGTCGCCCTCGTCTTCGGCGTCGCGGATTTCCGTGATTTTACCGTCTTCGATGACGATTGTCTTGCCGTCGGGCATCTTGTGCTCTCCGTCCGGCGATGCGCTGTCGCCGACGGCGGGATCTTCGCCGTCCGGCTTGTCAATCGTGATCGTGTCGCCCGATTCGGTGTTCAGCTCGTAATTGACGGGCTGCGGGGCTTCCAGTCCCAGCGCAACGGCCAGCGCTGCGAGGGCTTTGCGAAGCACGCTTTTGTCTTCGCTTTTCGTGGTTTTTGTTGCCATAGAATTTTGATTGTTGGTTATTGAATTTTGCTGCTTCCACGCAGCCGATTTCGCGCTGTTCGGGCCGCCTGCCGATGCCGACGCTGCGGGGATGATCGTCTGAATGAATCCGAGTTCCTTTGCTCGCTCCATGCCGATAAACTTGTCTTCGTTCATAAGCGCTTCGAGTTCCGCGCGATCCGCTCCGGTTCGCTCGACGTAGAAATCGAGCATCTTCTGCTCGTCGTCCCGTAACGAGGCGGCCAGCGATTCGAGATCATCGGCGCGGTATGCGTCGGCCAGCGTGTATTCGGGATAGTAGGGCTTGTGAATGAGCAACGAGGCGTGCGGGTATGCTCGGCGTTCGGAAGCGGCCAGCAAAACGACGGTAGCCATCGACGCGCAATTCCCCTCGATGGTCGCGGTTATCTTCTTGCCCGTGCTCCGCAGCTTGTCGACGATGGCCCAGCCCTCGTTTACCTCGCCGCCGTCGCAGTGCAATAGTAATTCGATATTATCGTCGCCTGCCGGGATGCCGTTGATGAATTCGTCCACGTCCTTGAAACTCGTTCCGGCCTCGTCGCAGAACCAGTAGCATTCTTTTGTCGCTTCGGAAAGAATCGGATTGTAGAGTTTGAGAGTTGCCATAGATTTGATTTTACGAAACAAAGCTAAATAAAAAGCGTGTAATAAATACACGCTTTGAGGCACAATCAACTGACACGCCGTGTCAGCGGCTCGTATTGACGTCGCGGCCGAATCGTCGGATAATGCGATAGACGGTGCGTTCGCTGACCTCGTAGGTGTCGCACAGGTACGCGACGATATACGCTACTTTGAACCCGTCACGGCGAAGCCGTTCGTAGTCGTTCCACAAGGGGATATAGCGGACATCCTCGATAGCCGCGCCTGCGCGAGCGAGCGCCCGGAGCAGATCGGTGTTCTGTTGCAAAATTTCGTGTACTTTCATAACTACAAATCGCCTAATGATTCGACTACTTTCACCCGGTCAGATACGCGGGTTATTTCATCCACTCCGACGCGCATGTCGAGTTGCGAAACTCCCTTTGCGAATGCGCGGGCAAGCATATCTTCGCCTGCTATCTGATTGCTCGACTGTGCGGCGACTATCGGCGCACCGCCTCCGAGCTGGTTCAGCGCCGAGTAGATCGGGGCAAACATAGACGTCGGCAAGGCTGCGTTTACCGATTCGCCGTCCGACAGCATGGCGGGTATACTGTCGCTTGTCGACGTTCCCGGCCCGGACACATAACCTCCAGTCGAGAATTTTGCCGATTTGACAGTCTTAATCGCCGACGTGATATTCGCCATGATCGTTGCAACAGTCGTAGCGATTGCGATAAGGTTGCCGGGGAATGGGACGCTTTGAGCCTGCGCCGTACCCGCTGCGATAGCCTTTCCGGTATTGATGGCTATCTCGGCCAATGCAAGTGTCTTGCTCAAAACGGCGAAAGTCTTATTGTCTTCGCCCAATTCTTCGAGTAGGCCAGACAGACCGTTCGTAACCGCTGCGAGGGCTTCCAGTTTTGTTTGTTCGATTTGTACCTCGTAATCGTTGATAGCTCGTTTCGCGTCAACGTATGCCTGCTGCGCGGCGAGCTGTCGGGCCTTGAATGCGGCGTCGCTTTCGCCCTCCATTCGTTGCAAGGCGTCGAGCTCCGCTTGTCGCATCTGCAACTGTAATTGCAAGGGTGTTTTGCCCTGCACAGCGGCGGCGTTGATTCGGTTCTCCCATTCGAGCCGCAGCGCGTCGTTCTGCTTTTGCAAGTTGGCGTTTATCCATTGGTTCGAAAGGTCGTCCAGCTGTTTGTTGTATTTCTCCCGGATGAGGATCTTTTGCTGTTCGGTCAGTTCGACGTTGGCAAGTTCGGCTTCCTGCTGCTTCCGTAGCTGTTCGACTTTCAGCGTATATTCAGCGTCGGTTCCCTGTTTGACGGCGGCCAGCCGCAGGGCGATATTCTGCTGCTCTTGTTGGATTTTCTTGTCGAGGCCCGCGCGGTTGATTTTCTCGACGTTTAATGCGTGTTGCTGTTCGGCCAGCTCGATTTGCTGCTGAATTGCCGCCTTTGCCTTTTTCGTCAGCCCCTTTTCGGTTTCGAGGCGTTTTTTCAGATCGGCGACCCGACGGCGGTATGCGATCTCTTCCTGCGTCAGCTGCTTGCTGATACCCTCTTTCATCAGGGTGACTTTGGCATCGGTCGCTGCGCGCACGGCAGCAAGTTCGGTCGCAAGGGCTTGTTTCTGCTTTTCTGCGGCTTCTTTGTAGGCCTCCTTTATTGTCTTGTCGCGTGCGGCTTCGAGGCTCGCAAGAATATCTTTCGCTTCGCTGCTGGCTACCCTACCTGCATACACCAATTCGACGAGTAGTTTGCGCTGATTCTTGAATTCCTCGTTAGCTTGTTGCGTCGCGTATTTGACCGCACCCAGTTTCTTTTTTAACGCGGCGTCGTTATAGGCGGACGCGAGGCTGCGCAGGTGGTTCGCCGTATCGTTCAGCGCTGATCGGTAGTCTTCGTCCGCTTTTTTCTTGGCATCTTGTGATGCCTTGTATTCCTCGCTGTCCTTTTTGTAGAGCCGTTGCGCCGCTTTGAAATGTTCGGCGCGTTTGTTGGCAAGGTCTTTCAGCAGGGCAAGGCGCGTCAGCGTTATTTCCTCGTCGGTTTTGCCGAGGGCTTTCATCTTCTCGATGTGCTCGTCGTATTTCTTATTGAGCTTGTCGAGTTCTTCGCCTTGTTTTTTCAGATTCTCTTTCGCTTTTTCGGTCGACGAATTGAACCAACTAAACGCCTTGACGAGGGCATAAACGGCCGCGATTGCCGCGATAATTGCCGCGACGATAACCCCGATTGGGTTTGCAAAAAGCGCCGCCGTGAATTTCCATACTGCGGCGGTTCCGGCGTTTGTGGCAACCGTCCCGGCGGCTATCGCCGACGTCCGGGCGGTTTCCGCTTTCGTCTGTGCCCATGTTGCAACCGCTTGTGCTTTTTGCATGACGATAGACTGTTTCTGCAACATGTTCTGCACGGATTGGATGGCCACGAGTGCGCCGAGCGTCTGCGTTATAATGCCGATAGCTTTGTCGAGGTCTTTATTTTCGACCCCTAACTGCTTTGAAAGTATCGACCATTGTGCCCATAGCTGCAAAAGATTTTGCGTCCCCTTGATGAGCACGTCGAGTTGCGCCGTGTCGGATGCCCCGGCATTGATGCCAGCCTCGACGTCAGCAAGGGCGTCTTTCATATTTGCGGCGACGCCCAGCAGGTCTTGATACTCTTGCGTCGTTTCTTTGCCCTCGTATTTCATCTGCGCGAGTTGCTGACGAATTACACCTAATTGCGTTTCGAGCGGCTTGATGTCGGGATAGTTACCCACGTTCCGGTAAAACCTTTGCGTACCCTCTTCCGATTCGAGCAGCGCATCGGTTATTTCGTTGATCTGTTTTTTGAGTGCCTCGCCCTCTGCGCTTTTCTGCATGGCTGCACTCATTGAATCGTACTGTTTTGTGAGGTTCGACAGTTCGGCGCGCAGTTTTCGGTTCGACCCCTCTTCCTCGCGGGCCGCCTTGATGTTGTTCTGCACCTCCTTTTCAACCTCGCGCAACTCACGCTTGTAGGCGGTCTGTTCGGCGCGTAGCTTCGCCAGTTCCTCGCGGTCGGCGGCGGTGGCTTCTCCCTTTTTCTTGATCGCCTCGCGCAGGGCTTTTTCCTTTGCCGTCGATTCCTCGATCTTGGCGTTGTAGTCGGCTATCAACTTGATAGCTTCCGCGTTGTCGACTTGCACCTCGACGACGCGGGTTGTTGTGTTTTCTGCCATTTGTTATGCGTTTTTCGTGGTTTGTTCTGCGATGATGTAGCTATACGTGTCGTCATATTCCGGGGTGATGGAGTTTATTTCGATTCCGCCGACTATTCGCGTAATCGTCGGGCCGATCACTTTCATTTGCCCGGCAGGAAAGATGATCGTTTGCTGTACGAGGGCAACACCGTCGTACGTGTAGGGGGTTATCACGACATCGAGGTCTGACGCAGGCGCAGCGCTGGCTGTTATGTAAATAGCGACGTCTTCCCATTGCCAGCCGATAGATACCGCCTGCGATGGGCGTTCCGGTTCTTGGACAACCGTTTCCGGCAACTGCACGGCCTTGACCTCGCAGGCTTTATTCGCTGTCGACTGGATGCTGACGATGCCGTAGAATTTCCCATATTGGCGCAGGTAGAACGGGATTGAATAGTCCAGCGATTTCAAATCGTATTCGTCCAACATGATCTGCTCCGTAATGGTTATTGCGCTGTTGAGCAGACGCGATAGGGTGGAATAGTATTTCGATAGCAAGGTCGTGAAATCGAGGTCGTCGAATGCAAGCATAGCCAGCCCGGAACCGTCGCTGATAAGGCGCATAATCCGGTCTTTGACTTGTACGGTGTCGACGGCTGTTCCGTCATCGTTCAGTTCGTAGTGCCGTATCGTCGAGCCGTCCGATGGAGCGAAAGGCAATGTTATAACGGTCTTTTCGGCGTCTAAAATCTCGCTGTCGATTTTCAGATTGCCGTCGGCATTCGTGAAAACCGTATCGTCTTCTTTGTACTTGAAATAGTTGTTGCGGCAGTAGTCGTTGATTTTGTATTCCGTGGTCTTCGGCTCGTCGTCATTGCTTCGGACGAATTTATCCGACCAATCGCACGCCTGCGCTTTGTTCTCCTGTAAGGTGTCGAGCGATACGAATTTCAGATTATTGACGTTTGTGGGGTCGGGTACGGCAAAGATGCCGAACATTCCGCAGATCGCCTTGATGAAGTCGATTTGCGAGATTTCGGGCAGGTTTTGAGGTATCGGAAATAAACTCGGATAGATGATATTTTCGAAGTCTTCCGTAATCGTAAGTTTGGTATTTCCCAATCTCGAACCGGAAATTACCGATGTCCCGTTATGTGGAAACAGGCGCAGGTAGTCATATTCTCCCCACGTGATTTCCTCTTCAATGTCGGCGAAATAATACGTTTTTTGATACGCATACGTTCCTGTTGACGACGATACCGACGATGACCCGATACTGACGGCTATTTGCGTCGTTGTTTCGTCGCGGTCGCTGTATCGTGTCGCTCGGATATATACGCGGCTGGGGAATCCGTTGGAGCTATTGGAATATAGAACCATTCCCAACTGTGCCCCCGATCGGTTTACAATGGATATAATCACCTTTGTTGCGTTGTCGACCTTACGGATTTTGGTATTATCATCCGGGTCGAAAACACCGTGTCTATCTGTCCCGTTATTGCCCGCGATAGAATATCCCCAAAAGCCGTTGCTGTACGTTATGAATGGATATATAGATACCGTGGCCTCCGCCTCATTGCTTGCGTCTGATGCGTTTCGACTCAAGCATGGAATCGCTATCGCTCGCAATGCGCTGGCGTACTTGCTCGGCATTTCGAACGTGAATCCGGCCTGCTTGGTTATCTTGTCGAGAATCCACCACGTGGTAGCGCTGGGGTGGAAATTGGCAAGACTGGCATTCGACACGCCGCAGTCGTATTTCGCAAATCCGTATCCGGTGGATTTCATTTGCGACAGGGTCGTCGCTGTGGTATTTGCATTCCACGTCAGCGCTTCGGTTCCGGTCAACTCGTTCAACTTGGCCGCTTTGTCGACCCACGTTTGAAAGTTTGCCATCACGCCCCAATAAAGCGCGATTTCGTAGGTTTCAGACGAAGATAGCAGCACGGCATATCCGACGCGGACGACCTCGATTCCATTCCGAACAAGGCGGGCCGAATATCGGTTGTATCGCTTATCGGATACATAGGCGGGCGCCCCCGGATTGTCGAATATCTTTCGGTTGCGTGTTGTCTTCGGGCATTGAATCGTCTGCGAATTCGACGACGTAATTTTCGATATGTCGCCGAGCAGGTTAGACTTGTAGTTGAGGGTCGTCGCCGCATCCGGTTTAAGGTCGACGGCCTCGCCGTTGATATATAATTCCTCCGTCATGGTTACAGCATTTGTGCGCTCAGCGCAGGCTCCTCGATTGAGAAAATAAAATCTTGGTAATGCTTCGTCGTCTTCTCGTAGCTGCCAGCAACGATATTGACGCGGTGCCACAGCGGCGCGTCGTTGGCGTCGTATCCGTCGAAAACATCCACGACGACCGACTGCGCGAGTGTGAGCAGGAAATCATACGTTTCGGAATCGACCAACTTTGCTCCCAGCGAACGGGTCTTTTTCCGGGATAGGCTTTGCCGGACTGACGTTTCGATATTCACGCCGTCTATGTAAGCGGTCGGGACATTCATATCGTCACGCTCCCATGTCGAGGATGTCGAAACGGTCGACGCGCTGCCGATCTCCTTGAACAGGTAGTAACAATAGCGCCCCTGTTGGTCTATCCAGCGCAGATAGACACCGTTTGCGCTCCGGTCTATGTCGAGTGTATAGCCAACCATGCCGACAGCCTCCTCGTCGTTTTTCAGCACGAGGCTATGCGGTACGGCGATATGCACCGAACGGGCGACGGTCGAGGGGTCGATCACTCTTGCCGGATTCAGCAGGTAGCGGTGGTATGGGGTCGCACCTTCCGCGTCCTCGTTGTGGTTGTAAAACATGATGTCGGACTGTTTACCGTCGATCAGCACGTCGAACGATGTTCCGTTCTTGGCGAAGACATCAACCGTAAACGGATAGCGGACGAACCATTTGCGACGCATGATGCCGCCGGATGATTCGCGGGCGGATATTGTGCCCCAAATAGCGTCTATCCCAAACGTGCCGAGATAGAATTGACTGCCGTTGCGATACCAGTATATCGTAGCGTAGATATTCTTTTTCAGCGGGGAATCGACGAACGCCTTGCTGTAATCAATCACTCCCTGCGCAACGTTATTGAACAACAGTTGCAGATACCGCCGTACATCGAAATATGCGGCCCCATTGAACGGCTCGCGCTCTTCGCTGTACGATTGCTGCGCTTGGCGGTCGGTTAAGACCATTTCTAATTTGTCATACGTTGTGGGAATTTTCGTGATTTTGAAAATCGCCGGGACGAATGCGAAATGCGTTGCATTGGGATATTCGACTACTGTTCCCGTGCTGCTGTGTGTAAATGTTCTGCTCATGGTCTATTGTCTTAAAATTGATTCGACGATCTGTGCATCGAAAAGCCCCGCCAGCCTATCGGCGATGCGGTCGGATAGGGCCGCTATTTCGGGCGTGAAGATGTCTTCGCGGCCGCCGTTACGGAATAGGGCCGACCCCTCCGTCATTATTTTGGTCGCTGCTCCCCACGCTGAAATATCTACACCCTTTGCTGCGGCCCAGTCCGCGATGATGTCGATAAACCATTTCGGGGCGGACGGATAGACCGACCCGTCGCGGCGTCGGCGAAAATGCTGTGACAGCCACGGTTGCGTGCCGGTTTCGAGTGCTGCAAAATATGGGCGGGCGTCCATCGTTCCCGTGGTTACGCCGCCATTGGTCGTTACGGCTATTGTGATGCTGTCGGCGGTTGTGCCCGTCGTCCGTTGTCCCGCGGCGACGTGGTGCTCGATAATTTTCTGCCGTGCCCGGTCGAGTTCTTCGGCGACGATTCGGTCGGCTTCGAGTTCTATTCTTTGTACGTCCATAGCTACAAGCCGTAATCGAAGCAGACGCCCGCCTGTTCTTGGAGTGTCAGCGACAGCGTTACGATACATAGGTTTGCGTCCATCTTGTCGAACGCGACGCGGTAATTGATTTGCCCGGCGACCGGAACGAAAAAGCCGCTTTCGTTTACGGCGACGATGAATCGCACGGCAAGACCTTTCAGCCGCTCGGCGATCTCCTGCGCCTCGGCTCCTTTGTA